TTCCTGCACACCAAAGTGTGCACCACAATTTTACAGTCTTACGGGAGCTTGCTGCACCATCTGTACCAGAGGAATTACGTGAAGAGATCGTGTCGTCTGGTAAGCCTATGACAGTATCAGAAGTTAAGGAAGCTAAAGATGCCTACAAGGAAATACAGGAAAAACCTGAGTTAAGTGACCTCAAACAGTCCTACGAAGACAAAGATTTAGATATTTTTGATGTCGTTGAACAAGTAAAAGAACGTAAGGCATCTATGCCTATCGTACCAAAATATAATATTGACGAGGCTATGGGTGCAATAAAAGGTATTGCCCAGATGTATGGTCAACAGTATCAAGGCACAACAACAGAGGCAGCACAGGTGTTGCTAGACAGAGTAATGGAAGGGTACGATCAAGATGACGTAGGAATGAGCATTGCAAGAGACTATGCTAAGTGGTTTTTGTCGCTAAAGAAGGTGTTTGACCTTGTGGGACCAGAACTAGAAGACTTCTTAGCTGACAAACCAAACCTTAAAATCGTAAACTAGGAGAACTTGACATGACAGTAACAGCAAACGTATGGAACACAGCGAAACAACAGTGCTTGGATCTTGGGATGGCCCCTAATGAAAATAATGCCAAGAAACTGATTAAACGTGGCGGTTCATCTGTAAGAAATTTTCGTAACTACTTGGAACGTAATGAAATCACAGAAATCGAACATAAACCATACACTAATGAGTTTGGTAAGCAAGAAGCGTTTGGTTCTATCTGTGAACGAAATATGGAGTACGCAGAGCATTTTGTTGAAAAGAACATGAAAAAGTTTCAAGGTGGTGTTAACAATATGACAATCGCAGCAATGTACATTATGCGTAAGCAACGTGAGCAACTAAATAAGCGTAAATAATTTATCTGGAGAGTCGCATGGCAGAAATAGGACACCAACCTTGTCCATATGTGTCGTGTGGCTCTTCTGATGCTTTCAGTTACAACACTGATGGTTATGGGAAGTGCCACGCTTGCAACACAGGATACCCATCAAAACGAGAAAAGTTTAGTTGGGCTACAGAGAAATACCCCACCAATGGGAATAAGGACTGGGATGACATGGCAGTATTAGAATACACCCCAAAGAAGATAGAGGACGGTTCCCAAGGTCGTTTTCAAGCTATGCGTGGGATCACCGCCACAACAATGGAAGACTTCGGTGTTCATACATACCCTGACCGTCAGGAATATGTATACCCTAGCGGGGGAATTAAGGTTCGTCGTTTAGACGAGAAATCATTCTACACAAAGAATGGGTTCAAGGGTGACGAACTGTTTGGTATGAACCTGTTCACGTCAGGATCATCTAAGATGGTAACAGTCACAGAGGGCGAACTAGATGCCCTGTCAGTGGCTCAAATGCTCAAAAGCAGCTACACTAACCCTGTAGTGTCTTTACCCTCTGCTACGCCATCTAAGAAGCTGTGGGAGAACTGTAAGGAGTGGTTAGATGGTTTCGAAAAGATTATCTTGTCGGTGGATAATGATGACGCTGGGAATGCCGTTGCTGATCGTATGGCTAAACTATTTCCTAATAAAGTATATCGGGTTCCCCATGACAAATACAAAGATGCTAACGAGTTCTTACAGAATGGCGCACAGGCAGAATTTAAGGCAGCATGGTGGAACGCAAAGAAGTACACACCAGAAAACATCTTAAACACACCAGAGCAATTTCTTTCGTTGTATCATGACACACCAGAGCATGTGTATGTGCCTACAGGTATTCAGGCATTAGACGACAAGATCCTAGGTTTGATGCAAGGTCACTTCACAGTGTTCAAAGCACCTACTGGGATTGGTAAGACGGAACTAATGCGGTATCTTGAGTATCAGATGCTACAGAAAGGTATTCCGATTGCTGCATGGCATCTAGAAGAAACAAAGCTACGTTCCCTACTTGGTCTCGTGTCGTACCACCTGAATGATAACCTTACTCGCAGAGACTTGATTGAAGATAAGCAAAGGGAAGAGGATGTAATACAAGCCATTAAAGACATCACCAAGGACGAGAACTTCTACCAGTTTTTCTTGGGTGATGGTGCAGGTGCCGAAGAGTTGATCGACCAGATTCGTTTCTTTAGCCAAGCCTGTGGCTGTAAGTTTGTGTTCTTTGAGCCTATCCAAGATGTAATCTCAGGATCATCTGAGGAAAGCAAAGAGCAACAGTTGGCTGACCTATCAGTGCGTCTGTCCAAACTTGCAGCAGAATTAAACGTAGGTATTGTTTCTATTGGTCACACCAATGAAAATGGTGACTTTAAGTATTGTAAGATGATTGGTCAACGTGCATCAGTTATCATCGACCTGTACCGTGACAAAGAGGCACAAGACCTAGCAGAACGAAATACAACGTATCTTAAGATTGAAAAGAACCGACCATCATCTGAGGAAGGTCACGCAGGTAAGATGCGGTTCAACTATGATACGTTCACATTACGAGAGGTAATATAGTGCCAGTATTTGACATCGAAACAGACGGTCTACTAGACGAAATCACAAAGATCCATGTCCTGTCGTGGATGGATAGCAATGGTAATGTACAGCACACACATGATTATGTGGCCATGCGTATCTTCTTTGAAGAGGCACCAGTGTTGATTGGTCACAACATCATTAGGTTCGACATCCCCGCAGTGGAAAAGATCCTTGGTATTGAGGTGAAGGCCCGTCTGATCGACACTTTAGCCTTGTCGTGGTATCTAAATCATGACCGTTTACGTCATGGTCTTGAGGGCTACGGAGAGGACTATGGAGTGCCTAAACCTGTCATTAAGGACTGGAACAGCCTAACACCCGAAGAATATGCTCACCGCTGCAATGAGGATGTTAAGATCAACACACGCCTGTATCGTGACTTGGACATTAAGCTGAACAAGTTGTATCAAGACGACGAAGAGAAAAACAGGTTTGTAGATTATCTTATGTTCAAGATGGACTGCGCCAGAGAACAAGAGACCCTACGATGGAAATTAGATGTCGAGAAGGCTAAGGGTCACCTAGAAGAATGGGAAAGGTTGAAAGATGAAAAGATGGAAGCCTTGGCTGATGCTATGCCAAAACGTGTACTTACTACAACCAGAAACAAACCCAAAGTCATGTACAAAAAGGATGGTACACTTTCTAGTCACGGCGAGAAATGGGTGGAGTTATGCAAACAAGAAAGACAACCACTTTCATCATTATCTCTCGTGGTCAAGTCAGGGGAAGAACGAGCAAATCCTAATAGTGTGGAACAGGTCAAAGATTGGCTCTTTTCTCTGGGTTGGAAACCTCGAACCTTCAAATACATGAGGGATAAGGTAACAGGTGATGAACGAAAACTGGAACAAGTCCGCAAGGACGGAGAACTCTGCCCATCCGTTAAAGAGTTGGTTAATAAAGAACCAAGTATTAGTCTTCTTGACGGGCTGTCTGTTCTTACACACCGTATTGGTGTTCTCCGATCAATGGTTGAAGCAGAAGACAATGGATACGTGCAAGCAACTATTGCAGGGTTCACTAACACCCTACGCTTTCGTCACGCCAAACCATTGGTCAACTTGCCATCAGTTGATAAACCCTACGGAAAAGAAATCCGAGGGTGTCTGACAACACCAGAGGGTTACACATTGTGTGGTGCTGATATGACATCACTAGAGGATACGACAAAACGTCACTACATGAAACCACTAGACCCTGATTATGTTACAGAGATGTCTAAGGAAGGGTTTGACCCACACCTTGACCTTGCTAAACACGCAGGTGTCATCACACAAGAGGATATCGACAAGCATAACTCAGGTGAACGTAGCCTTAAAGCACTACGCAAGAACTACAAGGTGGTTAACTACAGTGCCACATATGGCGTAGGAGCCGCTAAACTGGCCCGTGAGACGGGTATGACTAAGAATGAGGCCCAGACACTGCTAGACGCATTCTGGTCACGTAACTGGTCAGTACAGAGGGTGGCAGAGGGTTTACGTGTACGTGAATTGTTTGGCTCTATGTGGTTGCAGAACCCTGTGTCTAAGTTTTGGTATAGCCTACGGTCAGACAAAGATCGTTTCTCTACACTGAACCAAGGTACTGGTGTTTTCTGTTTCGACAGTTGGGTCAAAGAGTGTCGTAAGATGGGGATACAAACCATAGGCCAGTTTCACGACGAGATTATTGCCTTAGCAGAGGAAGGTGAAGAAGATGTCGTAGAGAATAAAATGCTGTTAGCAATCAATATCCTAAACGATACCCTACAACTTAATGTAGACCTTGGTATTGATGCACAATTCGGTAAGACATACGCAGACGTACATTAGTGAAATAATTTTGCTAAAGTATGTTACAAACCCTGAAAAAAGTAGATATATATACATACCAGCCACAACAAAAGGATACCCGACATGGCTAAATACACAATGGAAATGGTTCTAGAATACGCAAAGGTCTTTGAGCAAAATGCTGATATGGGCGACGCTGAAAGTAGCCAAAAGTGGTTGCGTGATCTAGCAAAGAAAGGTGGACAGGCAGTCGTAAATGCTTACTTCACAAGTCAAGAACAGATCGACACACTAGTAGGTGAAGGTTTCGAACGTATGGCCCTGAACCCTAACACAGCGCAAGAAGTTGATCGTATCAAGACAACAGATAAAGGCTATGGCATTGGTCAATACCTACAACTGAAACGTCTCATTAGTGACATTAAAGAGGTCAAAGACCGTAAGACAGGTCAGTTTGTTGAGGTTGACTATGGTGGACTACCTACAGTCGTTGACCTAACAGAGGGTCGTGAGAACAAACGTCTGTGGGACTATGAGGCTGATGGCCCATTGGGTAATGGTACACGAGCTTTGGTTCAGTTTGAGATCTATAATGGCCGAACTGTACGTCTGTTGAATATTGGTGTGTTGGAGCATGTGGCTTATGAAGAAAGTCAAAGTAGCGAAGACGATGAACTGTTTAAGGTGGCATAATGAATATTGATCTAGAAGCCTATATGGACAAGGAACAAGATGGTTACGATGGTTCTCTTCGTATGTCTCGTCAGGAGATTAACGACATCTACCAACTTGCGAACTTGTTTCAAGAATTTGCTGTCGCTGCAGGATTTACCTACATAAAAGCTGTAGGTTTTGAAAAGGACGACGAAAGCATCGTTTGGAGTGACTTCTAGTATGAATGGAAAAGTGCTGATCGACGGTGACATAATTGCCTATAGAGCAGCCTTTTCTACCCAAGACTTAATGCCCAAGGATGCAACGGATAAGGTGGAAGAGCTACTCCAATACATCCTTGAGCAGACAGTTTTGTTTCCAGAGCCAGATGACTATCAGGTTTATCTGACAGGTTCAGGGAATTTCAGGTACGACATAGCAAAGTCGCATGAATACAAGGGCAACCGAAAGAAAACAGACAAGCCAATACATCTACCGCATGTACGACAGTATTTGATGGACAACCACAACGCTATTATGAGTAATGGTGAAGAGGCTGACGATCTTATAGCAATAGAGGCAACCCGACTTGGGCCTGATACCATTGTCGCTTCTATTGACAAAGACATGCTGCAGATACCTTGTCGTCACTTTAACTTCAATAAGAATCTTTGGACTGAGGTTGACGAGTGGGAAGGTCTTAAATTCTTTTATAAGCAGGTCCTGATGGGTGATGCAGCAGATAACATCGTTGGTCTATATAAAGTAGGCCCAGTTAGGGCTGATAAGATGTTGGATGGTGCAAAGACTGAACAGGAAATGTATGACAGATGCGTCGCTGCATATAGTAATGACGAAGATCGTGTCATAGAGAACGCAAGACTACTTTGGCTACGAAGGCAAGAGGACGAACTATGGCAACCACCAAATATGCGATAAAGCATGGTTACCGATCAGGTCTAGAGGACAACATCTCTAAGGATCTGAAGGGACGTGGTGTCAAGTTTGAATACGAAACCTTCAAGATTAAATATGAGGTACAGGAAAATAGGACATATACACCCGACTTTATCCTTCCCAATGGCATCATTATTGAGTCCAAGGGAAGGTTCACCACCACAGACAGGAAAAAGCACCTATTAGTAAAGAAACAACATCCAGATCTTGACATCAGGTTTGTTTTCTCTAATTCTAAGGGTAAGCTGTATAAGGGATCAAAGACAACTTATGCAGACTGGTGCGAAAAGCATGGTTTTATGTATGCAGATAAAAGGATACCTGACGAATGGGTAATTTAAACTTTAAAGTTCACCGTGTCTTAGATGACCCCCGTGAGGATGAACAAGGGACATGGTGGTTATTGTGTTACATCGAAGACGTAGACGACCAAGAAATGTTTGACGATGAATTGCCTTTCAATGATCTGGACTCTGCATACAAATTCAAACGTCACTTTGAAACCTCAATAGA